CAAATAATAGTATCTTTATACAATGTGAATGCGCTAACAGCAATTAATTCCCCTTCATAGAATAGACCAACATATAAATCAGAAGCATATGCTCCTACAAGATGGTTCTCACAAAGAAACTTCTCTGCAACCTTTTCAGGCACATTCTTGATAGTACATTCATGAGCAGAGTACTTAACACAAGGAATTTTACGAAGCACACCCTTTAATAATTCTTTTTTCTTAGTAAACACTTTATGTATGTCTATAGTGTAACTACATATTAAGTTAGTAATAATAGTATCAAAACTTGCAGTGTTGTTACGCATAGTAATCTTGACGTACGTCAGCAAATGAAGTATTAAATTCAGATTGTCCAATTTGGTTAGGAATAAACGTAGTATCAGTATCTTGAAATGTAATACCCCAAGCGTTCATCTGTGCATCTAATATTTTCTGGTACTTATTATCATCAAAGCCAGCTTTTTGTTTTTTTTATAACCTTTCTTGTGCTCCCAGCACTTCGCGCTGTACAGATGCTGTAGTAAGCTTATCTTGCTCTGTATCAGTCTTAGCTTCAGTTAATTCAATAGTTGCCTCAAGCTCTTCTCTTTGCTTAGCAGCAGTAAGTAACTTATCTTGTTCAGTATCTGTTCTAGCATTAGTGAATGAAATATTAGCATCAGTTAATAGCATATTAGAATCTATTTCATCTCTCTGTTTAGCAGCGGTCAATAACTTATCTTGCTCAGTAGCTGTTCTAGCGTTAGTCAGTGCAACATTAGCAGCGGTCAATAGCATATTAGCTTCTATTTCTTCTCGTTGTTTTTCAGCAGTCAATACCTTTTCTTGCTCTACTGCAATCTTAGCTTCAGTAAGCCTTTCTTGCATCTCAAATCCAATACCATTCTGCAGGGCTGCAGGAATCATAGCCGTATAGATCTCACCAGCAGCTTCTCTAGTAAGTTCATTATTACGTATAGCCTCATTAATATGTGCCCTAGCAACTGTAAGTAAATCACCTACATAGCCACCATCAGCGACTGTCCTAGCGCCTACTACGTCACTCCATTCTATATCAACACATGTTGTATCACATATTGCCATTTAAACTCCTTTAATGTTTAATAAAGCCCTCTAGCGAGGGCTCTATAAAGATTAAGCTAATTTACTATTTCTCATCTTTTGCTGTGCAGCAAGTTCTTCAAGTTCCTTAGGAGTCAATGGCTCAACATCAACAACAACAAATCTATTCTTACGAACCATACTAACTCCACCACCTTTTTTAGGTTCATGTACAACCATAGTAGCCTCTTTGAGATTATTTATAGCACCACGTCTAACATACTGAGGCTCACCACTTAGATCTACCCAATCAGTCTGTCTACCAATAAGTCTATTACCCCATGACACAGATATCATCTCATCCTTAGTTTGAGATTCTTGCATGTCTCTAACCATAACTCTATCTTTTCTAAACAAATCTAATTTCTGTAATTGGGATTGTGTTTGTGGTTTACGTTTTGAACCATCAGTAGTCTTAACTACTACTTTTGCAGCTTTTGCCTTCTCAGCATTACGTTCCGAATGTAACTCATCCTGCTTCTCTTTAAAGCTATTTAAAGCTTCTAAATACTCTGTCTTATTAGGTTTAGCAGGATTCTTTGCCTTTACTTCTAAACCAAAATCTTCACAAGCTTCTTTAAGCTCAGCATTAGTCATATCTTCGAATTGTTTTATTTCTTCCATTATATATTTCCTTTATCGAGTGGGATAGACGATTACTCGTGGGACCCATTGTCGTCATATTGAAACCATTCCAGGCAACACATAAGGTGAATTATAATTAAGCTCCCCTTACAGGAAGCTTAATACTTAAATTATACGATTGGCGCAGTTACCGCTATTTGCATAATTCTTTCAGCTCTATAGATTAGAGTACCAAAATACCACGCAATACTCATAGAACCATTTTTACCAAATGGGTCATTATGTGCATCAGCTTTAGGCATTGCAGTTTTAATTTTAGAACTATCACCTTCGAAACCAACAGTAGCAAATGAATCACTACCTACAAACAATACTGGGAATACGTCAAACGCTTCATTACCAGCTGCATTTTTAGATGCATGGAAACCAGAAGTATCATCATCACCAGTACCAGTCTCTACACCAACACCACGGTATTTTTGCATATTGTCAACTTCGATAAAACGGAATCTACCAATTTTACCAATCTCACCATCAGCAGTTACACCAGCATCAGCGTAAGCTTCAACAGGAACCCATACATTAACACCATTGTGTTGCATATCTTCTAACATAGGAGATAACTCTTGACCTACATATACATAATAAGCTTTACCAACAACTTTAGTATCAACTTTAGTTGAACCAGTAATTATTTTAGTATCACGAGGAACTAAAAGACGTTTAAGTTCTTGCTCCATAAGACGTAAGTCACTATATGTAAGAACAGCAGCTCTATTACAAGTACCAAGTGAAGTAGCAACTATACCACCATAAGTTCTATTAATCTCAGAAGCAGACAATAGGTCAGCTTGAACTTGAGCTTCATAGATATCACCTTTAGCTTCACCAAGAGCTTTAGTTTTCTGAGCAAGTACACCTACTCTAGAATCCATATCGATTGAACGTTGAGTAAATTTCATGTGCATACCGAATTCAGAAACGTTACCACGAACAGTTACAGATTTAGTATTAACACCGTTAACATTACCGCCTTCTTCAGTCAATGCTGGGAAAGTACCAGTAACAACAGAATAGTCAGCATCTCCACCGTAAAGTGCACCAGTACCATTTTGAACTTTACCACCAGCACCTGCAGCAGCTGTAGCAGCAGCTTCAGCAGCAGTTGCATCAGCATAATCACGAGTCTCAAACGTACCAACTAGAGCACCAGCAGCGTTATATGCATAGAATACAGCCAATACAATATCAGCAGTTGTAGCATCAACACCACCATCAAGTTTATTAAGCTCATGTAAAATAGGAAATTGACGTTCTTTAACGATTTCATCACCATAGTGTTTAGGTTGAGTTAGTCTGTCACCAAGTTGAGTAAATACTCTTTTCTTAGCAGCTTCTCTAATAGCACCTTTCGACCAGAACTTGTCGTTATACTGTTCATCAATATCCGTTGAAGTGAACTTACCTTGATTAAATTTAGACTTTGTAGACATTTATATACCTTTAAAAATAATTGTTTAAGGGGCGGTATCTCTACCTGCCGCCTGATATAAGGAAATCCATAAGGTTATCGAGTTCCTCACCCTCTACTTGCATTGGGTCAAATTTAGCCTTAGGCTTCGCCTTAGGCTTCTTCTTACTCATAGAAGCAGCTTTCTTACGCTGAGCTGCTATTTTAGCTTCACGCTTAGCAGCTTTAGCTTTATACTCTTCAGCCTGTCTCGCTTCTTCAATCTTTACTTTTTCAGCATTAACAGAAGCCTTTTTACTTACAGGTTTCTTACTATTAGGCTTAGTAGTAGGCTGTTGTTGTTGACGTTGCTGCGCTTCGCGCTGCAACTCTACGACTGCTGCACGGTACTTATTAATAGTGTTCATTGCACCAAATGCACCGTTATAATCCAATCTACTCATCTCATTCATTTTATCCTGTACTTGGTCATAGACCCCAGTTTCAATATGAGCAAGTAAATCATTTCTTACAGCATCATTAGCAACAAATTCCTGAAAACTTTCAGGATCCCATTCACTACCAACTACTTGCCTAACGCGATCATCAATACCTGCAGCCTTAGCTCTCTCCATAACATCTTCGATAATTAGCGAATCTTGACTAGCTACTGCAGGCTTAGCCTCGTAGTTAATCGATTCCATATCAAGATCCAGTGGATCGATATTAAGTGACTTCAAGTGCTCTTTAATCGCTTCCTTATCTCCATCAATAAGGTTCATAGCTAAGTCAAACTTAGCTTGATCGTCTAGCATACCTCTTTCTTTGAGAGGGGCCATAAACGGACGATACTGCTTAAAACCTGCCATCTTCTCGGAGAATCCTCCAGCCATTTGTTGTGACTGTATAATCTTCTGAGGGTCTGAAAAGCCCTTAACTTTT